AACTTATTACACCGCGGTATACGGTGACTGTGTGGAAGAGACGCGGGCAATGGAAAGCAACAGCGTGGATCTGATCCATACTTCCATTCCGTTCGGTAATCATTATGAGTACAGCGCCAATTATAACGACTTCGGCCATAACCAGAATACGGACCGGTTCTTTGAGCAGATGGACTATCTGACACCGGAGCTTCTGAGAGTGTTAAAGCCTGGCCGTATGGCGGCCATCCATGTGAAAGACCGTGTTTTGTTTGGCAATGCCACAGGGACCGGAATGCCGACCATCGAACCGTTCCATGCGCAATGCATCAGCCACTATATGAAACATGGTTTCCAGTATTTTGGCATGATCACGGTGGTGACAGATGTGGTCAGGGAAAACAACCAGACCTACCGACTGGGATGGACAGAGCAGTGCAAGGACGGTTCCAAGATGGGCGTAGGCTGCCCGGAATACATTCTGCTGTTCCGCAAGCTCCCAACGGACCGCTCCACGGCTTATGCGGATACTCCGGTGACCAAGAGCAAGGAAGATTACACCCGCGCCCAGTGGCAGATTGACGCGCATGGATACTGGAGATCATCAGGGGACCGGCTGGTCAGCAAGGAAGAACTGGAAAATATCTCTGTGGACAACCTTCAGGCAGTTTACCGGGAATATAGCCGGGAACATGTCTATGATTATGAGGAACATGTGGAACTGGCGAAAAAGCTGGATGAGAACGGAAAGCTTCCGGCTACCTTCATGGTGGTGGCTCCGGGCTCCTGGAACACTCTGGATGTGTGGGACGACATCAACCGTATGCGCACCCTCAACACCACACAGAGCCGCCGCCGGGCGCAGATGCACGTCTGTCCGTTGCAGCTGGATATCGTGGAGCGGATCATTAACCGGTACAGTAACAAGGGTGACCTGGTACTGGATCCGTTCGGCGGGCTGATGACTGTACCGATGACCGCGGTGAAGATGGGCCGGAAAGGTTACGGAATTGAACTGAATCCGGACTACTTCCGTGATGGTGTAGGGTATCTGCATGCAGCAGAAAATGAAATTTCGATGCCTACGCTGTTTGATTTTATGTAATTAGATTAGGAGACTAGTTATGGTGATGTTAGAAGCTATTGGCAAGGCAGCTATGTTGGAGCAATTTGCCGAAGAGGCCGCGGAACTTGCTCAGGCTGCCTTAAAGGCTGCCAGAATTGAGCGCGGCGAGAATCCTACTCCAGTAACAAAGGAAGAAGCTGAAAAGCACCTGATTGAGGGGTATACAGACGTTCGGCAGTGTGCAACAGAACTTGGATTGATGGTTGATTATGACCAGATTATGCGGAAAGAAAGACGGTTTTGTGACCGAATTTCGGCGTGGAATAGCTCTAAATTAAAGGAAAATATTTCCAGTGAAAACAAAGACATTCCGGAGGCTCAGAAACCGAAAAAGATTCTGCACAGAAAGCAGCGGTATGGTACGCCCTGGTTATGTCCGGTCTGTGAAGCTGATCAGGTGAAGGTTGAATTTTTTAACACAGACGGATCGCCAGTGAAAGAAAAATTTACATACTGCTGGAAGTGTGGGCAGAAATTGGATTGGGGAGATATTGTAAATTAGGGTTAATTAATGATGAGGATAAGCACGCAGCAGATGCCGTAATTGCATAAGGCGTGCATTCACAAATTAAGGATATGGGCAGTATAAATGGTAACCAATATACGGGGTACAGGATGGCCGATTGCTTAAACGAAATTGTGTCGGTGGCGTTACGGCGCATGGTTCGTCTCATTATCTGTATGCCCATAATTAGGATTTGGAGGGTTCTATGAGGTGCCCGTATTGCAACTACATTACGAATGCAACGAGCGGACCTGCGAGGGATGCGAGGTCTATGAGGACTTTCTGGATGATGTTGATGATTTTTATTAAGATTGGAGGATGCTATGAAAAGATTGACATTGGAAATTGACCTGTCAGAAAATGAAATTTTTGATGAGGAAGTAACCAAAGCTGTTAGAGCGAAGGCCAGAGAAGCTGTTAGAAATGTCTGTAACGAAGATATCGATAAAGAAGTGAGACGAGAAGTGGAGCGGTTATTTAACGGCGAATTGTGGGGATACAAAGGAAAACTTAATAACATCGTGAAAAGTGCTGTGTATTCTGCTATTGAAGAAGCAGTAAAAAATTTAGATCTTAAAGAAATCATCGAGCAAGCGGTTGACAATAAGATGGATGTTTATACGTCCCGTTATAAGGTGACAGAGCGGTGCGAAGAGGCATTAAATGTCAAGGTGCAGGGAGCGGTTGAGAAGAAGATAAAAGAACTTTTTAACTGAAATTAAGATTTGAAGGAGTCGATAACTATGTTAATGATTCAAGATGGAATAGAAGTTTACTGCTTACCGGGTGGCGCTTGTTGCGAGGTCGATGAGAATCACAGAAGCCCTCTGGACTTGGATGATTGCCCACTCGGATACGAAACATGCAACGGAAACTGCTTTTATTACGCAGAGTGATTTGAGATTTTTGAACACATAAGATCTGAGATTTTGACAAAATTGAATTAAGATTATCACATTAAGGAGAAAAATGACAATCACAGAATTAACAAAAAAGCATGGTATTTATGCCGAAGACGAAAATAAGAATCATTCGGCTGTGAATATTGAATTTGTCAACATTTATGGAGACAAAGACGAAGTACAGCTGAATACATCAAGATCTGCCCTGACGAACGAAGGGATCAAACAGCTGGAAGATGCATTTCGCGCATTGTGTCCGGAGCTCAATGCAAAACCGACATCTGTAACTTGCGTGTCTGTGGTGGCATCAGCAGACACAGAAGCGGAATTAATTGCATTAGGATATTAAGATTTGGAGGAGGGTGTCATGAGAAAAATATTTTGTGATATCTGTGGAAAAGAAATTGATCCGTGCAATGAGACTTGGAGACAGCAGTTGCAGGCAAATGGAGGAAATCCAAGGATATCATTTAACGAAAGTTTGGGCGAAATCTGTGAAGGATGTGCCACGAAAATTCATTGTTGTGTGTCGATGATGAAATTGCATGATTGGGAACCAGATTTTCATGAATTGGATGGAAAGCGAGAAACATCGGAAAATTAAGATTTGGAGAGGTAAAAATGTTCTTTGACAAGGCTTATCTTGTAGAAGTTATGAGTGGTTGCGCCACTGTTAAAAAATATTGTTCAAAATGCAAACAATCACTACCTCATAAAATCGGCACAAAATACTGTCCGTCATGCGGCAGAAAATTTGTAGATACAAAGGTAGAAAGATTAAACTGAAAGTAAGATTTGATGGAGGGAAAGAAGCTTGGAAAATCCAATAGGAGCATATGCGCTTTATATGTTTTTGAAAAACTTAATAGAAGATGGAAAACTAAAAGAAAATAGTGATGATTCAGAAGTATATTTTGTAGACGAAGATGGAATTGCGAATCCGATAACCGACTATTCTTTTGATGACGAGCACGACTTGATACTTTGGTAAACTGAAATTTGGAGGAGATTTTTATATGAACGCAGAATTTGATGTAATGGTGAAAAAGGTTAATTTTTCATCGCCCGAGAATATGCAAAAGCCATTTGATAGCGCTTGTTATTCTGACAGGGGGGCGTATATTGATATGGATTTAATTATGCCTGACGGTGTTCTGCATTTGTGTGGCAAGAATGACTGGGGATGCCTTATTGCAGATGCTTTAGTTCCGTTATTGCAGTATGCGCATGGCGT